TTGAAGTAGTAAGTGGTGCAGTAACTGTTGTAACTTTAACTGGCTTTGGGCAATTCGTGGACCTAACTACAGTCTTATCCGCTAACGCTGCCAGCATAGGTGGAACTGGTTCAGGATTTACTGTGCCAGTAGCAACCTTAACTTCGGCCACTAATAATACTTGTATTGGTTATCAAGCGGGGTTGTCCAACATAACTGGTTCATCTTCAGTATTCTTGGGTTACCAAGCAGGGACTAATGAGACTGCTTCTAATAAACTATACATATCAAACACAAATACAAGCACTCCATTAATTGCTGGAGACTTTGATGGTGCTGGCGGTACAGCAGGAAATGTAAAAATTAATGGTGATTTGATCATTAAGACTAAGACACCAGCAACTTCTAGTTCAACTGGAACTACAGGAGAAATTGCCTGGGATGCAGATTACATTTATATTGCTACAGCAACAAATACTTGGAAGCGAGTAGCCATATCAACATGGTAAAATTAGATAATGGAAAAGGGTAAATAATGAGTCTATCTAAAAGATTGAAGGCTTCTGAAGAGGCTAGAGATATGAACAATCAATACATAATGCCTTTAATTCCACCACGACCTTTATTTGGTGTTGCTAATACAGGTACTTATGTTGATACAGAATCTGCTATTCGTACATCTACCGTTTATTCTTGCGTGAGATTACTTGGAGATACTATCTCTTCATTGCCAATGGGTGCCTATGTTCGTCGTGGTCGCAATCGTCTTTCCTATGCATCAGTATACGGAGCAACTCCTGAGTGGGTAAACAAGCCAAACCCAGAATCAACAAGATTAGAATTTATTGAACAAGTAATAACATCTCTACACCTACATGGTAATGCATTTATTTTGACGGTACGGGATGACAACAATGAAGTAGTAGAACTATATGTACTCAATCCAAATGAAGTAAGAATTGAAAGACTTGGAGCAGGAGAGCCTTTAGTATACAGAGTTAAAGAAGAAAATGGCCTATACGACAGGGTTCTAACAAATAATGAACTTCTTCATATCCCACTATTTAGATTGCCAGGATCACATTATGGATTAAGTCCTATTGGTGCCTGTCGTATGTCTATTGGTATTGCACAGGCTTCTGATACATATGCTGCTTCATATTTTGGTAACGCTGCTAATCCTGGCGGTGTAATTGAGGTTGCAGGTGAACTGAATGCAGAGCAAGCAGCAGACATATCAAGAAATTGGCAAGAGTCTCATGCTGGTCCGTACATGTCAGGAAAAATTGGTATCTTATCTGGTGGTGCTGCATTTAAGCCACTATCATTAAACGCTGCAGATGCACAATTAATTGAAGTTAGAAAATTTAATGTGGAAGACATTGCAAGAATCTTTAGAGTTCCTTTAAGTTTACTGGGTCATCCTACATCAGGTGCTATGTCTTATGCATCTGTTGAAGCACAAAACCTATCATTTGTACAACATTCACTGCGTCCTTTATTAGAAAGACTAGAACAATCACTTTCTCCTCTTCTTCCTGAGCCAGATGGCTTTGTTAGATTTAACCTTGATGCACTTTTGCGAGGTACAACAAACGAAAGGTTTGAGGCCTATGGTAAGGGACTAAGAGAAGGATTTTTATCATTAAACGATGTAAGATCATATGAAGACCTTTCTTCCCTTGGCGATGCTGGAGATCAATTTCGCTTGCCATTACAAAACATTGATGCTAATCAGGCTCCCCTGGTCGGGGATAAAATGAAGGCTGAGATTGCCTCTATTCTAGTCCAAGCAGGTTATAATCCAAATGATGTTTCAGATATGCTAGATATGAAACTATCTCACACAGGACTTCCTTCAGCACAATTGCAACAGGTTGCCTTAATTGATCCAGAAGACCCTGAATCAGTTTATAAGGTGTCAGAATAATGAAAACTATTGAAAAGAAGCCAATAGGTTTTGCAAATGCCAATTGAAGTTCCGCAGTTTATTAGAGATAACGCACAGCGTGGGCTAGATTATCTGGCTGAAGGTTTTGGTGGAGATGGGTTAACTGATGCTACAAAGCGTGAGGCTAGAGAGATGGCAGCAGGAAATATATCTGAACCAAAAGTAAGAAAGATGGGTCCGTGGTATGCAAGACACAAGGTTGACGGTCAAGCACCTAAGAACAGTAACCCATCTGATTCAGAATATCCAGGCCCAGGGCTTGTTGCTTGGTTACTTTGGGGAGGAAATGCAGATTTTGATGACGCAGCAGAAGATTGGGCTAATCGTCAAGTAGAAACTTTAAACAATGAAACTAATGCAAGGAGCAAAATGAAAAAGACTGAACGCCGTACCTTTACCATCCAAAAGATGGAAGCAAGACAAACAGATGAAGGTACTATGCGACTTGCAGGGTACGCTGCCGTATTTAATGAAGAATCTGTTCCACTTCCTTTTATTGAGAAGATTGCTCCTGGAGCATTTAGAAAGACATTAACAGAGACACCAGATGTTCGCCTACTTATTAACCATGAGGGATTGCCAATGGCCAGAACAAAAAACGGTACATTAAGATTAACTGAAGATGAAGTAGGATTATACTTTGAAGCAGAGTTAGCAGATACACAAGAAGCAAAAGACCTATATACTCTTGTTGAAAGAGGAGATGTAGACCAAATGTCATTTGCATTCAGAGTAATTCGTCAAACCTACAATAAAGATCGCTCAGAGCGTATGCTTACTGAGGTCAGCCTTGCAGATGGTGATGTATCAATCGTCACATATCCTGCATATCCAACTACTTCTGTAGAGGCAAGAGAAGCACTAAAGAGAGCAATTCATGAAGTAAAACAGGGTAGAGAAATAACAGGAGAATCACTACTAGTATTAAAGCAAGTATTTGGAGACTTATCAGAAGGCCATGAATACATCATGAAGGCAGTAGAAGTTATGTCTATGTTGCTTGGAGATGTTGTAATGTCTGAAGATGAAGAAATGTCTAAAGATGAAGAAATGTCTGAAGTTCGTGAAGCAGTTGGAGACTTTGTTCGTTGGAACTCATCTGGTGGTATTGCAAGAGGTCGTATTGTTGAGATTAAGATGACAGGATCTATTGATGTTCCTGGATCTGATTTTACAATTAATGCAGAAGAAGGAGATCCAGCAGTACTTATTCTCTTATACAAAGAAGTAGAAGGTGGCTGGGAAGCAACAGATACTCTTGTTGGACATAAAATGTCTGAACTAACATCTATTGACCCACTTCCAGAAGCACAAGAAGAAACTTCTAATGTTCTGAATATCATAGATGTTCCTGGAGGAGGATCAAAGGTTGTTGTAGATTTTCCATCAGTCCTAAACTTCTTGCCAGACAATATGCCAAGATCATACTCTCTACGCTTAGCACAAGCAAAGAGAAACAATATAAAATAATATTCCTATTGTAAAAGATAGGACTGAAGTCGGAGTTAGGCTCACACCCGTAAGCGTCGTGAAATGCATAGCCACCACCTCAAACTTAAACAAACTCACAAAGGAGAACAATAAATGTCGTTTTTAGACAAAGTAATTGAACGCCGTGATGCAGTTAAGGTAGAAATGGATGAGATTCTTGATGCAGTAGCAGCAGAATCACGCACAGACCTTACAGAAGCCGAATCAGCAAAGGTTGATGCCTTGGTTGAAGAGTCACGCTCACTAGATTCAAAGATTGAAAAGTTCAAAGCACAAGCAGATTCTGATGCTAAGGTGGCAGAAGTACGCTCAGCAGTTGCAGATGTTGTAATGCCAAAGGTTGGCGGAGCACGAGTAACAGGCGAAGCCCGTACATACGCACCACAATCAGAAGCATCATTCGTAAAGGATGCATTCTCAGCAAAGTTCAGCAATGACTATGCAGCACAAGAGCGTCTTGCTCGTCACACTCGTGAAGAGGAAATTGAGCGTCGTGATGTTGGTACTGGCAACTTTGCTGGTCTTGTAATTCCGCAGTATTTAGTTGATCTAGCAGCACCTCTAGCAAGAGCGGGTCGCCCAACGGCTGACTTTGCAACAAACAAGATGGTCTTGCCTCCAGCAGGTATGACACTAAATATCTCACGCATGACAACTGGTACATCAACTGCAGTTCAGGCTGCCGAAAATGATGCAATCGCAGAGCAAAATGCCGACGATACACTACTTACTGTAAATGTTCGTACAATTGCAGGACAGCAAGATATCTCAAAGCAGGCCATTGAGCGTGGAACAGGTATTGATTCATTCATTATCGCTGACCTTATCCGTGGATGGCACACAACACTTGACTTCCAGATCCTAAATGGTGATGGTTCTTCAGGTGCTATCCTGGGTCTTTCAAACACAGTTGGAATTGGATCTGTAGAATACACAGATGCATCACCAACAGTTGCTGAACTATATCCAAAGTTGGCAGATGCCTACCAGAAGGTACAGACTGGCGTATTCATGAATCCTACACACTGGGTCATGCACCCTCGTCGTCTAGCATTTTTGCTAGCATCAGTTGATTTAACAGGTCGTCCACTAGTAGTTCCAACTATCAATGGACCAATGAACGCATTCGCAACAGGTGCAGCCCAAGCATTCTACGGTAACTCAGGTTACTCATTGATGGGTCTACCAATCGTTGCAGATGCAAATGTTACAACATCAGCAGGTGTTGATACTGATGAGGATGAAATCTATTGCGTAACTGCACCAGAATTCCACCTATGGGAGCAAGCAGGATCACCATTTGCATTGAACTTTGATGCAACAGGTGCTGGATCATTGACAATCAAGTCAGTCGTATACGGATACGCAGCAGCAACTGCTGGCCGTTACCCTGCAGCATTTGCAAAGATCTCAGGAACTGGTCTTGTAACACCTACATTCTAAAGTTTACATGGTTAATTCTATGTAATACTTAGAGAAATCTAAGGAGGGAGTGGGTTGATGAAGTCCCCGTTGTTAACCCACTCCTTTTAAAAAAAGGAAGTTATGAAAAAAATAAAGAATATCTTTAAGATTAAGAAAGAGACAGCAAGTGCTACTCCTAAGATGGAGAAGGCTATGTTGCCTAAATTGGAGAAGAGGAATAAATGAGTAAACCTACGGTTGCCACTAACAACCAGCCAGATAATGTTTATACAACTTTGGCTGATGTAAGAAATGGACTGCAGATTCAGGATAGCGTTGATGATCAAGACATTCAAATGGCTATTTTGTCTGCAAGCCGTATGATTGATGACTACTGCCAAAGATCTTTCTTCCAACAAGGAACTATTTCTCTTCCTGAAATTAGATACTACTCACCAGTAAATCCATGGTACTTAGAGATAGATGACTTAGTAGAACCTACAGAGTTAAAAACAAGGGCAAACCAATCAGGCCCATTTAATCAGACATGGAACCTAGATACAGATGTTATGTATGAGCCAGTAAACAATCCTACTAAGGGATGGCCAGTAACAAGACTCTTAGCAATTCAAACATATGTTTTCCCATATTTCTTTCCTCAGACAGTTAGACTAACTGGAATCTTTGGATGGAAAGAAGTACCTTATGAGGTACAACTTGCTTGTAAGATACAAGCATCAAGATTATTTATCAGAAAGCAATCTCCATTTGGTATTGCTGGTTCTGTAGAATTAGGAACAGTTCGTCTTAATTCAAGACTAGATCCAGATGTTGAGATACTACTAAAGACATTCCGCAGAAACTTTGGATTGGCTTACTAAAATGTCAATGACCAATATTAATGGCGTACGAGATGCCTTAAAAAAGAATTTGCAAACAATTACAAAT